TAAAGCCAAATCCAAAAAGGAGTCTGAAGATTCCGAGGACGAGGAAGAAGAAGACGAAGTAGAAGAGTCGTACAAGTCTAAGAAGGATGAAGTAGAAGAAATGGAAGACGAAGAAGAAGAAGAAGAAGAGGAAGCCAAAGAAGCGAAAGCCAAAAAGGTTTCTGAAGCACTCGAAACACTTCTTCAGAATGAATCTTCCCTTACAGAAGACTTCAAGACTGAAGCCGCAACACTTTTTGAAGCAACTATTGCTGAAAGAAGTATTGAGATTCAAGAAAAACTCGAAGAAAAGTATAACTCAGATCTGAATGAAGAAGTCGAAAACGTTCGCGAAAGCCTCATCGAAAGAATCGATGATTATCTTTCCTACGTTGTAGAAAGCTGGATTGAAGAAAATACTCAACAAGTTGAGAATACTCTTCGTACAGAAATCGCAGAAAGCTTCATGACATCACTTAAAGATGTATTCATTGAGAATTACATTGATGTTCCAGAAGAAAAGCAAGATCTTGTTGAAGAATTAACAACGGTTTCTGAAGAAACTGCTGAGAAACTTGAAACTGCTGAATCTGAAATCGCTTCTCTTCAAGAAAAGGTACAGGAGTTCGAAAGAGCAGCTGTCATCTCTGAACTTAGTGAAGACCTTTCTGAAACAGAATCACACAAACTAGAATCTATTCTAGAAGGTGTTGAATTTGGTTCTAGAGAATCTTTTGCTAGGAAAGCAACAGTCGTCAAGGATTCAATCTTTGAAGGTAAAACAGAAGAAACACAAGAAGAAGTATCAGAAGAATCGTCTTCTGAAGATACAGAAATAATCATCGAGGGCGAGGAAGAAACCAAGAAGGTTGTTCCTGCACATATGAGATCATATGTAGAAGCTCTTTCTAAACTATAATCACAACTAAAACAACAACATAGGAAATAACTATTATGTTTAATACAGAAGAACAAATGAAAAAGTGGGAGCCCGTTCTTGAACACAAGGACGCACCTGCTTTCCAAGATAGCCACAGAAAGGCTGTCACCGCCAAGCTTCTCGAAAATACCGAGAAGGCTCTCCGCGAAGAAAGAGAACAAAGCTCTTTCCTCTCTGAAAATAATCAAACTGTAAGTGCTGTTTCTAATTACGATCCAGTTCTTATCTCTCTTGTACGTCGTGCAATGCCAAATCTCATCGCTTATGATGTAGCCGGTGTCCAGCCAATGTCTGGACCAACTGGTCTTATCTTCGCAATGAAGGCTCGCTACAATGATGCAACTGATAGCCCTGCTGCTAAAATCTCCACTGGAGACCCTGAAGCACTTGGTCTTACCGAGCCCGCAACCGCATTCTCTGCTGGTGGTGCTTCTACTGCTGGTGGAACTGCCACAGGTCTTGCAGTTGGTGCTGGTGAAGGTGACTTCATGAATGACATGGGTTTCACCATCGAGAAGAGCAGTGTTGAAGCCAAGACTCGTGGTCTTAAGGCTGAATACACAATGGAGCTTGCCCAAGACCTCAAGGCTGTTCACGGTCTTGATGCTGAAGGCGAACTTGCTAACATCCTATCGACTGAAATTCTTGCAGAAATCAATCGTGAAGTTATCAATACAATCAATGCTAAGGCAAAGGTTGGACTTGAGAATATCGCTGAATCACCTGCAGGCGATTACGATCTGAATGTACACGCAGATGGACGCTGGTCTGTTGAGAAGTTCAAGGCTCTTATCTTCCAATTGGAAGTTGAAGCTAATGCGATCTCCGTTGAAACACGCCGTGGCAAAGGTAACTTTGCTATCGTATCTCCTAATGTAGCTTCTGCCCTTGCAGCCGCTGGTCAACTTGACTACGGTGTTGCTGGACAAGGCCCATTGGCTGTAGATGCAACTGGTAATACATTCGCCGGAACACTCAATGGTAGCCTTAAGATCTATGTTGATCCATATGCTACCGGAGCTGACTTCGCTACCGTAGGATATCGTGGAACTAATCCATATGATGCCGGTCTCTTCTACTGCCCATACGTACCACTCACAATGGTTCGTGCAGTTGATGAAACTACATTCCAACCTAAGATTGGTTTCAAGACTCGCTACGGCATGGTCAAGAATCCATTTGTTGGAGGTGCTGCTGGACTTGGGGATGCTAATGATAATCCATACTTCCGCAGATTCACAATCAGCAACATTAGCTAAGATTTAATCTTACTATTATAAATTTGAAGGGGTCTCGAAAGGGGCCCCTTCTTTTTTGTATAAATAACCTTATGTCAAGAAATCTAACAAGTAATTATAATTTCCTATCCCCAACAGGATTCAAGCTTATTATTAATAGGGAAAAACTCTCCAATCTTGAATTCTTTTGTGTTTCTGCTACCCTTCCAGATTTATCTCTAGGTGAGGTTGAAGGTAACGTAAAACAACATAAAGGATATTTCACGGGTGATGTTACATTTGGTGGATTATCACTTACAGTAGCTATCGATGAAGATTTAGAGGTATATCAAGAATTATTCAAATGGATCATTGCCAATAGAGATTCTGGTAAACCGACTGTATATGATGCCACATTGGTAATTCTTACTAATCATCAAAATATAAACAAACAAATTCAATTTAAGAATCTATTCTGCACAAGTGTTGCTGCTCTAGAATTCTCCACACAATCAACCGATGTTGAATATCTACAAGCTACGGCTGAGTTCAGATATGATGAGTTTAAGTTCGTATAAATAAACTTATATGATGAATTTAAATGATATTTTAGAATCTTGGAAAAAAGATTCGGTTATTGATGATAGCGCACTTGATGAAGATACTGTAAAGACATCAAAGTTGCACGCCAAATATCTCGAAATATATTCTCTTTCAAAACTACAACTGAAGAAGAAAGAGTTTGATCTAGAGAAAGTAAAGAAGGATAAGTGGCTTTATTACACTGGTAAAATGACCAAATCCGATATGGATGAACGAGGATGGGCTTATGATCCATTCCAAGGTATGTCGAAGCCATTAAAATCAGAGATGAATATGTATTACGAAACTGATGAGGATTTGGTGAAAGTAAAAGCACAAATCGATTATCAAAAATCAATTATTGATACACTTGAAGAAATAATGAATAACATTAGGTGGAGACATTCCCACATCAAGAATATAATTGAATTTCGTAAGTTTACTTCTGGTATGTAATGAATGAAACTATATATCTATCGAAGAAGAGTGAATCTCTTTTAAATGTAACATCTGAAGATTCTGGGGTTCTTAGAGAACTTTCGGAATACTTCACCTTCTACGCGGATGGATATAAGTTTATGCCTGCCTATCGCAATAAATTATGGGACGGAAAAATTCGTCTTTATAATTTAATGAACAAGACAATACCTTACGGTCTTAAAGATGAGATTCTTAGATTCGGTCAAGATAGAGGTTATAATGTAAGTCTTGGTTCTGATATAGATAATCGATATGCCTATGATGAAGAGTTCTTTGATAGTCTTTCATTGTGTTCTGGTGGTAAACCAATTAAAGCAAGAGACTATCAGAACAAGGCTGTTGAGTTTGCAACAGATAATGGTCGATCAATATTAGTTTCACCTACTGGTTCGGGAAAATCTCTTATCATCTATATGTTGATGAGATACTATCTCTCAGAAGAAATGGATAAGAAAGTTATCATCATCGTGCCAACTACATCATTGGTCGAGCAGATGTATAAAGACTTTGCAGACTATTCATCTGATGATCCAGAGTTTGATGTTGAAGAAGATGTACACAGAATCTATTCTGGTAAAGAAAAAGAATTTGAGCAGTCTGTTGTAATTACGACATGGCAGTCTGCTATTAAATTAAATCAGATATGGTTTCAACAGTTTGGTTGTGTAGTAGGAGATGAAGCTCATACATTTAAGGCTAAATCACTCACTACAATTATGAGTCGGTTATCCTTGGCTGATATGAGAGTTGGTACTACTGGAACACTAGATGGTGGACAGGTAAATGAACTTACACTCATGGGTAATTTTGGACCAGTATATAAAGTAACATCTACACAAACACTTATTGATTCTAATACTCTTGCCGATCTGAAGATAGAAGCTCTTGTTCTTAAATATAGTGATGAGACAAGAAAGGCATTTGGTAAAAAGAAATATGCAGAAGAGATTGATTTCTTGGTATCACATGAAAAGAGAAATAGATTTATAGCCAATCTTGCGCTCGATCAAAAGGGTAATTCACTTGTCCTTTATAATCTTGTTAAGAAACATGGAGAACCTCTTTTCAAACAGATAAGAGATCGCGCAAAAGACAGAAAGGTTTTCTTTGTATCTGGTTCTGTAAATGCAGAAGAAAGAGAAAAGATCAGAGAGATTACAGAGCAAGAAAAGAATGCGATCATCGT